GTGTACACGACGACGAATGGAAGAACACGAATATTGCGGAACACACGTAAAGGGTACACCTCACGGATTGATGTGTCAATCTGGATCGCTAGAACAAATGAAACGAAAGGTTGAGGTGACTGCTCATGATATATGTGGCATCGTTTACTATATTGACGATAAAAATAATGTTTATAATACCGAAGATGTTATGTCTGGGAAAGAAAATCCTCGGATCATTGCGAAATACGAAAAACATCACGGTCGCTACACCATTCCCGAATTCGGTATGACATAAACCGATGAACATTTAAAACGGCACACAAAGTGTGCCTTATTAACTGGTTATCGGTCACGAACCTAGAAGAAAAAATGGCACGTTGTGCCATTTTAAATCTTCGCCGGTTTAATTACAAACTACTTACATTATCCTTTGCTATTTTACGAACCAATGTTTCTTTTACCACGTCCTCCCGATTTTCAATAATATAATCATTTATCTGTGTTGCCTGCATTAAATCGCCATTGTAATATTTAGTTAAAATGTCAAATAGTCCTTTTTTTGTTATAGGTTTCTTTATATTTCGTTTACTATAACATAACTGCCCGTCTTTGATGTCAAAACAATCTATGTTATTTGCACTCATAGTTTCCATTAGCCGAGAAGATACACGTTTTTTCTCATTCTTACGTTGACTTATCTCGGCTTGTAGCTTTCGTATATCATTGTCTAGTCGGACCCAATCTTTGATACTATCAATTAACTGTTGCTTGTTATCCATTTTATATACATACTGCCAGATTTTTATACCGTTTGACAATATTATTTGGTTAAGACGACGGCAATAATATGTATATAATCTATATTACCGAGACACATACAATGTTTTTAATGACAACCAGGCGAACAATGACTAATGCTAATAATGACCAACGTCCGGTCGCATTCATGCAGATTAGACCACGCGCTATTCCGATACAACCGACCAATAACGCGATTATTCAACCAACTGCTCCGGTTAAACCTAAAATGTTGTGGGGGGCACCTACGTGGACATTCTTACATACACTAGCCGCACTTGTAAACGAAACGCAGTATCCGTTAATTTACAACGATCTGTTCCGCATTATTTTTACCATTTGTACAAATCTACCGTGTCCTATATGTTCTAAACACGCACAAGAGTATTTGACTAAAATTAATGTCAACAGTCTCCACACAAAACAAGATATGATACTATTACTATTCTCATTTCATAATGAAGTAAATAAACGCAAAAATGAACCTTTATTCCCAGTATCAGAATTGGAAAAGTATAAATTGGGGAATTATAAGGCTATTGTAAACAATTTCATTATACACTTTCAAGAAAAAACCCGTAATATTCACTTAATCGCAGATGAGATGTACAGGCAACGAAACATAGGATTGGTTAAAACATGGATACTTGATAATATCAACATTATTGACATGCACGCGACCTAAATTATAATAATTATACGCTATTATAATTTCATGAATATATCGGGATCGGTTCGGCATTTAACCGGCCTTTGTCAATAGGGCTCCTCCTTTATATACTCTACATTTAAACGTTTGGTTTGCAGCAGCAGAACATTTTACTAATTCAGCTGACCCGTCAGTGAAGTATAAGTAATCCTTGTTTTTTCCGTTATTTGACACTATACTCGCCCAAGCATATCCTAGAAATCCACCCGTTAGTAGTGATGCGAGTAATTGCCCAAAACTAAAACACGCGTTGTTGTAATTCCAGTAAAAATCAAATAATATGATCATTGGGAAGAATATCAATGTGGGCCAGTTGGACGTATACAATTTATTCCATATCATTGGATATAGTAGATATCCGAATGTAAAGGTTAATAATGCTTGTCCTTGCGGTAAGAGTGCGATATCATCTATTAATGTAAATGCCGAACATATCGCAGTTGTGGCAGTTTCGGGTGGGCGCGCGAACCATTTTGCAGTTGGGTCAATATGAAAATACGTATCTATCATATTCAATGCTGATGAGAACATCATAACTATCACGCTGGACATCACCAACCCTGCTAAATATATCATGCCTTTGTAGTCTGAATTCAGTACTGAACTCATCGTAAAGAAACTCGCAATTATAAATGGGGATAATCGTAAAAATAGATACCCAAAAAGTCTTAAATTGATTTCATACATTGAGCGTTATTATAATATACTTGCATATTTGTTTTTCATATAGTTGTAAAAACGTAATTAAACACTTCTTGAATAGTAGACACTTTGTAAAACTCTATGTCAACTTCTGGCTTGGCCGTCTTTTTCCATTCTATAAAGTCGCGATGGTTTGCCTCGGGATATAAGAACGTCTTTATGCCTGCTCGTATTCCACCCGTTATTTTTAGGTCTAATCCACCGATAGCCGTTACCTCTCCTTGTAGATTAATCTCACCGGTTATTGCTAGATTATTCTTTATCTTTTTATTATTGAATATACTAAATATTGCCGCGGTAATTGCTGCCCCAGCCGATGGTCCGTCCTTTGAGACGGCTCCTTCCGGACAATGGATATGTAGACCTTGACATTGTGTTTCTTTAAATTGAACCAATAATTCCTTCTTTGTATCATTGGGAGTTAAATTCCAGGCCAATGATTTGGCAACATTCATGCTTTCTTTCATTACATCTCCTTGTAGCCCAGTTAGTCGTAATTCTAGAAAAGACGACGTGGGAAATAGCAACGTTTGTATGGGTATTATCCCACCCCTACCCAGCGAATTTGCCCATAGTCCGTTTATTATTCCCACTTCTGCTCGTTTATGTATAGATTTCTCTATTATCTTATGGTATTTCGTTAAGTACTTGTTCTCTAAATTATCTTCCGTTATTACTACCGGCAATTCTATCTCGGTATCACACGCATTCCTCAGTATGTCTAAATTTATTTCGCCGTATAAATCAAACAATAACTCTTTTAATTTTCTAACGCCCGGCTCCATCGTATATTTCTCTATTATATGTTCTATCATATTGTCTGAGATGTATACAATGTTATCAAAACCCATCTTTGCATTGATCTCCGGCAATATATACTTGTTTACTATTACCATTTTGTCGTCTAATGTTAGGTTCTCAAACTTTATTCTATGTATACGATCTAATAATATACGGTCAATTTGATCGGGGTCATTGTATGAAAATATAAATAAGGCCTTTGATAGATCTATGTTTATGCCACTAAAATACTTATCTTGGTATGTATCATTCTGTGTTTGGTCTATTAAATGGGTAAATATTCCGATAATTTCACGACCGTTCTCTGTCTTACTTACTTTATCCAATTCGTCTATGTATATTATGGGGTTCATGCATTTTGAATCCATTAATATATCTATAATCTTACCCCATGTTGAGTTCATGTATGTATATCCGTGACCTTCTATTGTTGAACCATTACAGGAACCTCCAAGTGCAATAAATGCAAAGGGGCGAGAACTACCATCTACATCTTTTAAACACTTAGATAATCCCTTCTTTGCCATACTCGTTTTGCCAATACCGGGACTTCCTTCAAAACCAAAACAATACCCTGTCTGTTCTCCGTTCATCCATTGACCTATTATTTTCATTATTTGGTTCTTCGCCTTTCTGTGTGCATATATTGAATTATCCAATACTGAGAGAACGTCGCCTAGTGTATTTTCTACCTTTTTTATGTTTTTATTCAATACTTCCGTGTCAATTATTATTCTAGTTAGCGATGTCGTATTGTTAGTAATCACTTTATCATACAACTCGTATAATAGCAATGGCTGTGTATTTTTCAGTCCGTTCAAGTATTCTGATATTCGTTTGATCTTTGTATATTTCGGTTGGTTCGCTGTAATTAGTTTTAGATCTACGGAATGTAACTTGGCATAATTATTTATATATTGTACAAGTCCGTTTATTTGTGGCAAACCGGTATTATTTAACTCCGTTTCTATTATTCTAACCAGGTTCTCTTGTGCGTATCCTATTATCGCCTTCGTCCCCTTTACTATGTCTAGAACTGTATACATCTTCTTTGTTGTTATTTTCAGTTCTGGAAAAATCTGATGCAATATCGTTAGTATACGCCGATACCATTCGTTCAATATCTTGATTTCCTTTAATGCTGGCTCTTCTCTATATACACCAAAAGGGATCTTTATCAACCCTTCCAGATACTGCTTCGTCTTTAATCCCATCTCGTCCGGTTTTCCCTTTATTTCTTTGAGTTTTATCATTGCCTTTTCTTTTACTATATCGTCAGCCTTCATTAAATATATTTGTTGCTCTAATGACACCTGACTTACATCATACTTTTGCATTCTATCATTCGCATGTGTAATTGCGTGTTTTACTACTTCTTTGAAATTCTTCTTTATCTTATGGGGTAAACTCTCGTAAAAAAACTGTAATTGCTGGTTCTCTGCACTATCGGTAGAATTAACCGATAACATTTCGTATAACAAATAACTTATATAGTTTACATCGGTGTCGTCCTCGTTTGTTAATAGATTTATTAATAGTCCTCGTTGCGAATATATATCTAGTTCCAAAAATGACTTCATCGTCACATCTAGTTTGTTTTGTTTTACATTAGCAACATCACGTATCACCGTAAACATTTTCTTGATAATATCATCATTTCCGTGTATTAACACGTCTTTTAATGTCATTGTGTCTTTTATGCGACCTACAATATATCCTTCTAGTTCTCTACGACCACCTGAGATTGTAGTTATATCACTCATTCGCGTCGTCACATATTCATTTATTATACAATCTAGCTGTACGTCTTCTATTATACCCGTTATTAATAAGCTCTTCTTGGCTTTCTCATTCTGTATTATTACTCTTATTCCATAGATACGCTGATATAATAAATTGGTACCTGTGTCTACATCAAAGCATTCAAATGATGCAGCGTCTAACATATTAATATCATCGTCTGTTATCTTGTTCGCACACATTACTTGTGGATTACTTGGTGATTTGTGGTTTGGCTTCCAATGAAGCACTTTATAACCGATTGGCTGTATGTATTTCTTTATCAAATTGTATTTACTGTTTAATATTGGGTCTTGTATATGCATATTCTTAAATTCTGTTCCAAAACTTATAAATAACAAATCATCTATGGTCTTTGTGCCGAACCCACATATGATTGTTGAAAGTTTATTTATCACGGTTTGACATTCTATAATGTTACTGTCTATATCCGCTTGATTGGCACACACAAGTATTTTTTCATTTAATATTATTGTCTTTTTAAATAGATCAACGAGAACATTGACAGATAACGAGACCTCATTATCACTAAATATCCGCTCTTTTTTGTTTTGATTGATTGAACTGATTGTATTCCTTATTATATCTTGGATATATGCTATTTTATTCGCAATCGCGTCTTTCATCTTCACGATATCATCCGGGGGTTTTACCAACTTCTTTGATTTATTTGGTAGGTTCGGATTATTCATAATTATACATACATTATCTTATTATTAATTTTCAAATTCCGTACTAATCTTACAATATTATATCAAAGGGTATAAAACTTACACAACATTCTATATATCCATCGCAGTAATCTAACTTGTAATACCATGGGCATTCCAAGTTACTTTTCACACATTATTCGCAATTATTCTAATATTGTCAGAAATTTGCGTTTTTTCAAAGAGATGTCTGGATTTCGGTTTGAACATCTCTTTATGGATTGTAATTCCATTGTATATGATGCCGTCCATTCTGTTGATGCACGCGTAAAATCGGGTGAACTATCTAACGATAATGACCTGGATGCTATTATTATTAGTGAAGTCATTCAGAAAATAGACACATACGTTTATATGATCCGTCCATCAAAAACTATCTTTATTGCGTTTGATGGTGTTGCACCATTCGCCAAAATGGAACAACAGCGTACTCGTAGATATAAATCCCACTTTATTAGTAATGTTCGTTTTTCGGATGCGGCTTCGCCCCCACCCTTTGCTTGGAATACGTCTGCAATTACACCCGGCACACACTTCATGGAGAAGTTATCTAATCGCATGAATTATCATTTTAAGAACTCTGAACAAAAATATAATGTTACTAGCGTTCGGATATCATGTTCGGATATTCCAGGA